CTTATTGTAGAGCCGTTCTTGCGATATACCCTCAGTTCCCAATAGTGGTGGCAATTCTTACCTCCTTTAAACTTTAACAAACTATATGCTCTCTTCTTGTGACCAAGCTCCTTGTTAATTCCTCTAAAGGACATCATATTAATGTCTTCTTTCCTAAATACCAATTTCTTAGAAGTCAATGCCTCCATACTTTTACAGAAGTTTCTGCTCATTGGTGACTTTCTCTCAGGCATATATGCATAGCGAATCTTATATACATCACTATCTTCAGTAGATTTCTTCTTAGGGTTAGCTAATGAAAGCAACTGCTTAAACCAATTGTCTTTTTTCTCTGACGCTAAATCAGACATTTTAAGCTCTTCTTTTCCTTCGTTATATACTTCACTATGTATCATACTCCAATCATCGCTAAGAACCTCTCCTAAGCCTTCTAATTGACTAATCATATCATCACCGTCTTCGTCAGCAAAATCATCCATATACATAGCTGATAACTTCTCTCCCGTTTCCTCTTCTCTTTTTACTTGTGTAGATACATTATCCAACTCTGTAAATTCAATAGGCTGTAATGTCTTGAAGTATAGGTTTTGGTGAATATCATTAAACTCTAACAGCTCCTCTAAACCGTATAATATTCCGTCTTGTAATGGTCTGATAATAACGTTATCCATCAATACAGATGCAGTTCTTAATTCTTCCGCATTGTTTCCAAATCCTGTGTTATCTTTAATACCTAATAAAATTGGTGATACTATGCCGTGTCCTAACATAATCTTAGCTGTAGCTTCGTCAGAAAGGAATTGATATTGTGCGTGAGCGTCAGGTAGGTGTATAGGTGTTATATCTGCTTTTGTTTCTGCACTGTCGTTAAATGCTATAATAGCCTTACCACTTTGAGATGTTCCGCTAAATTTCTTATTAATTTTATTCTCTATTGACTGCTGAACAGTCGAGTCAGGAATACCATTATTAAAGTTTATAAATAAAGATGGTGCTAAACCATTCTCAATGTTAGATATGTGGTAATTAGATACTTCTGACTCTAATTTTGCATATTGTAAACACGCTTGGTATGCTGTAGTAGCGTAGTAATAGAATCCACTTCTGTATGGTTTAAATACGTAAATCTCATTTAACTCTACGTCACTTCCGTTACCAAAAGTAGGTATTCTTTTTGGCTCGTCACTTGTTTTTAAATCTACCCACTTAGGATGGTAGTAGTATGCCTTGATTATTCCTTTAACAGCCTTCTCTGCCCTTAATGTTTCCATAGGGAAGTGAGACACCTTTAAGATAGTCTTCTTGTCTTTAGAGTAGCTTACTTGCAAAGCTCCTTGACCTAAGAGGTAGTAATCGTTTATAAGTCTCTTAATTTCTTTTGGTCGCATCAGCTTACGCATCTTAACGTAATGACTTGGAAATATACTTGAATTTGTAGACTCTAAGCCTCTTCCGTACACCATATCTATAATACCGTTAATACACCTTGAGTTTGTTGGACTGTCTAAGTACCTGTCAATTAATCTGTCGAAGTAGTCGTTGTTCTGACCAAAAGATACCCAATCCTTATTGTGTTCCTCTTTTATGACAGGTGCGTCATAGGTTGCTAAATTAACAACCCTTATGCTATCCTTATATACTTTTTCCTTTTTTGCCATTATATTTTATATGTGTTATCATCAACTTCATTATATTGAGTAAAGCTATCTGAAAGTATTTTATGTTTAATATTGAAGTTGTCTTTAGCTGTTACGAACACCTTGTCTCTGTAGATTAAGTCCGTTCCATCTGAAATCTCTAAAAAGTAAGTGTATCCTTCTTTTAGTATGGTTGAAGAAAATGTAACTTCCTTATAGTTTCCTGCGTCTGACAATGATATTACTTGTGTCAAATCAGCTCCATCACCATCTCTTTTAAGGAATAGCGTTGCGGATGCTATGCTTGAATCCCTTGGGATAATCGAGATAGTTTGGGGAGTTGATATTGGCTTCATTATAATCATACTAATATAACCACAAATTGCAATTTTTGTTTTAATAAAAAAACCCCACCGATTAAGATGAGGTCTATTTAGTTAATTTACTTGTAGTTATGCTCCTACTGTTGGACTTGCAAATCCTACTGCGGTTAATGTCGCTGCAACACTCACACCTGCTTCTAAGAAGTTTGCAGGTGATTTTTCCATACCTGTAAAGCTCAAAGTGTACCCACTATTGTCTCCCATAGCTCCACCTGTTACTATCGTACCACCTGTTAAGTCCGCACCAAACTCTAACCCTGACATAAATAGATTCCCGTTATTGTCTTCTATTACAATATGCGGTCTTCCTGCTGCCAAAACCTTAATAGTCTTGTGGTCTTCTTTGGTTAGTTTATTTAGAGTAAGTTCTAATACTTGCTCGTAAAAAGTAGTACCATTTTCTCTACTTGAATTGATGGTTTCAGAATAAGATGATGTACCTCTTAAATCAAACTTAAATAAAGAGACATCAGAACCTACGTTGCTTAATTCCCCATCCTCTTCTACTTCAGGAGTTAAGTCTCCGTAATTTACAAAGTAGACAGCATTTAACCCACCTACGCTTTCTTTACAAGGCTCTAATCGACCTCTCGTTATATCACACGCCATTTTATATATGTATTTAATTATTGTTAATAAAAAAGGGTAAGTAGAATCTACCTACCCTTAATCTTATGTTAAAAGCTAATGTTAATCGTTAGCTGTATTCGTAATTCCGTAAGTTACAATGTCTTCAACAACACCATACTGAACTCCCGCTGTATATCTCATAATTACTCTTACATTCTGAGAACCATCTAAGTCTGCCATATCTAACACCTTAACTTCGTTGTGGTCTGCTAAAATCCCTGTACCAAAGTGTAAGTTATCCTTAGTCGTTGCAATTGCTTGGTTAGCTCCTAATCCGTTTGCCATAAACAATTTAACACCGTCAAAGTAAACAATATTAACATCTTGGTTATTTCCTTGACTATTTACACCACTTGCTCCAACTCCGTTCGCTCCAAAACCTCCTAATGAACGCTTGTATGCTCTAAAGATGTTTTGTGAAATATAGATGCAGAAATCTTCTCTTCCGTAAAGAGTTGAAGGCATTGCGTCTACAATTTTACCTAACTCATCAACAACGTTTTCTGCTGTAACTGTTGTTCCGTCAACTTCGTTTGCTTGTGGTAAATCAGCATCTGCTGCCAATAAAGTTCCAAACCCATCAAATTCACCTGCATTTCCGTTTACACCACCCCAAATTACTTGCTCAGTTCTCTGTGCTACTTTAGCAGCAACGTGAGAAATTAAGTAGCTTTGGAAATTAGGTGCTAAATTGTCGTGTGCAGAATATCCCATTTGGATAGCCTCCCAATCAGAACGAAAGTCCTTCTTACACATCTCTAAGTTCACTTGGAACTCTTCAGGTTGTAAAATTCTCTCTGTAATCGTTAGTGTTGATGTGTCGTCAAAATCACACGTTCCATCCTTTACGATTCCATCCAATTCTAATCTCTTAACAACCTCCTTGAACTTCACGTTCGGTCTGATTGTTAATCCACCGTTTGCCATTGTGTTTCCACTTAGTAAAGCTGCTGAGATATATTTCCCTGCTGCTTCACCTGCATAGGTAGTCGTAATACTTGTTGTAGTAGCCATTTTTCTTTAAATTTAATTATTAAATAACATTTGATTAATTCTGTCTTGAATAGTAGCAGGTCTTTTGTTCTCAAACAATACTACTTTCTTTTTATCCACTTCCGCTTCAGGTGAGTGTACAATTTCTTTAGGTTTCTCTAACTCAATCTGAGTAGATAGCTCTTGTGGTACTTCTTTGTCACCTACAGATGTTTTGTCCTCGATAATAGACTTTATCATTTCTAATAACTCCATCTTAACTTGAGACAACTCCTGTTGTGTTGCAAACGCTGCTGCAACTACTTCGGCAACTTCTTCTTTCTTCTCTTCGGGTTTTGCTTCTGCCTTTGGCTCTTCCTTTGGCTTATTATCATCCTCCGCTAATTCTACTTTAACATCTTCTACTACCTCAACCTTCTCCGCTTCTTGTTTGGATAGCTTTAATAAGTCCTTGATGCCATTCACTATTTCACTTGCTTTCATAAATCTATATTTACTTGTTAATATAACTAATTTGATTATTGTTGTTCGGTTTTGGTTAGTTCTGTGTCACCGTAACCGTTACTACTATTGATACTGCACTTGTTTTGTTGAAAGGTCCTATTGGAGCAATTCTGTTTAACAATGTAGTTCCGTTATCCATACCTAACTCTTGCCAATTAAGGTTTGCGTCAGAAGTTCCGAATGTTGTTATAAAGGTTAGTGTTCTGCCAATCCTCGTAGGTGATGAGTCATATGCTTTAAAGTAGGAAGAAGACAAAGATGTGTTAGCTACGTTAGCAGAAGTTCCGCTTGTACCTACTCCTATACGACTTAATACGGACCTTGAGTTACTCACTAATCTATCTAAAATAAACTCTTTACCTACCGTTGTTATAAGGTTATATCCCTCGATAGTTTCTAAGTACGTTTCTTTACTTTGAACATCTCCTTTGTAGACATCTAATTTCCAATGACCCATCTGACCACCTGCACTCTCATTTACTTTTAATTTACCCATATCTTATATTTTTGTGTCTAAATAATTCGCCAATTCTTGCCAAGTTTGAGGACTTCCTCCCTTACTAAATATTGAGTTTAAGTTCGTTCTTTGGTGTACATCTAAGAATTCACTATCCTTTTTTACCGTAATCGTAAATCCGTCACCTACGTAAACTATTTCTGTTGCAGTCTCTGTTTTTCCCATTTTATAATATTAAGTTTAGTTCTAAGCTACCCGCATCAACGTTTAATGTTGCGGGGGTAACTCCTGCTACTGCGTCTACCGTTCTGTGGTAAATCTGTAGTGATTGTATTTTAGATAATGTGTCTACTCCTGACGCAAACAAGTCAAAAGTAAAACTACCATCAGAGTAGTTGTCTCCACCATTTGTTTCGCTCACGGTGTACATAACTATGTCTGAGAAAGAGTTGTCAGAAGAGTGTGCTATCAAAGTAGCTGTTCCTGTAGCTAATGGCGTTATAGAAACAAACCAACCCCTATAAGTTGCAGTTGTAAAGGATATAGAGCCTATGTTAGAGCCTATCTCAGAATCTAACTGCTCTGTATTGCTTCCTAATGCATTTGTCGATAGTAACGCAGAAGAACTATCATCTTGTCCGTTTGCGTTTGATGGGTTATCCACTTCACCAACACTACTCGTACTACCTGATAACCATACACTAATTAAAAATCCTCTTGTGTCTAAAGGAGGTGCTGAAGCATCACCGTAAACTCCCGAAGGAAAGGCTAATTCAACTGTCTCGGTCTGATTGTTTATTTGGTCGTCTATCTCATAATCTATATCTAATGTTACGTTATCTAATGGAGGGTTATTGCTATCTGCTATAATTAACTTGACCTCGTAACCGTCACTAAAAGCAGTGCCTGAAATTCCTCCTCCTCCGCCCTCTGAAGACTTTACGTTAAAATATTGGTCTTTACTATTTATCAAATCTCTTCACTATTTAGGTTAATAAATCCAATGCCACTAACAACTACTACAACACTTGCATATTGAGCAATACTAACTCCCAATGAATAAGGATTGCCGTTTACCGTAATTGTTACAGTAAGGCTATCGGGATTTGTAATTGAGTTTATTTTAAATGCAACTCTTGGTGTATAATTAAAAGGCTCAACCTCCTGAAAGTTTATAGATATATTAAACAACTTACTTTCTAACTGAGCTATCTCTGAAGCCGATATTAGCCTATCTCCTGAGATTTTATCTACTTTACTTCCTAATCCTTCAACATTAAGTTGTAATTGCTCTGAGACGTTGTTTCTGTCACTTACCCATATTGTTCCGTTCCATAAATACCATCCTGCGGGATAATAAGTACCTCCGTAGCTATAGGGTAGCCAAGGTGTTCCTGATGAAGCATTTACATATGCAATCTGACCTACTATTGTTCCTGCGGTCAATGATGCATAATTAGCAGACTTCTGAGATACGGTTGTAGAGTTTGAACTTAAAGTTTCCCACATACTTCCGTTCCACATCTTAGTCACCTTGAGAAATCTATCGTATATAATTACTCCCTCTTCAG